TATGAAAAACACATGGCTAAAAGCCTTATAATTTCAGCCGTTATATTATACGCCCAAATCCCTCATTCATGGTGGGCTTTGGAGTGTGTGTTTGGTGGTGGATATTTGCACAATCATGGTATGTTTGTTGATTTCTTTCTTTATGGTATTGATACCCTAGAACTAATACCTATTATCGGTGTTACCCTAGCTATAGTGAGTAAGGTAAGGCATAAAATAAGATAACTTTATATATCTTTATGATCGACTAAAAGTATGGCAGAAGATCCAGAAGACACAGTGGATATTAAATCTGAAACTCCACATGATCACAAAGAACATGAACCACGATGGGATGTGATTGAGAAACTTCACGAAAAGATAGATGAAGATATTGATGAAGCTTTTAGAGTTAATCGTCTAAGTTTCATTGAGGTAGATATTGCATTATTAATGATTAGTGAAAAGATTCAACAACAAAAAATGGAGATGTATAATATCTATTTTAAACAAAAGGATAATGGGGAAGAGGAAGCCGAAATAAAGAAAGCTCCTGATAACCTGTATAAATAATTATAAATTAATATCTAAAGAAGATAATGCGTTCTTAACTTCTTCTCTACTACCGTCATTCAATTCCTCCTTGAAGAGGTTAGGACAATCATACCAATTCAAGTCCACAACTATACAGTTATGCCACTCTAATATTTTCTTTTGAACTGTATCTCTCGCTGATTTTAATACGCCCTCATGGTCTTTGCCTTGAACTCTTACGACCACGGGTTTATCCAATCCAATAATCATTATGTCAATTTTATGCTTTAAATATGAATCTGCCAAACTATCTTTAAATTCATCTTTAAGCAGACCAACAAGAGGTTGTTGTCGTATAATTTCCACATTAGTATTTAAAGCATTTAGTTCTTCTAGTATTGCTGCTGCTGTATCTTCGCCAGCTCCAATTATATTTCCGTTAGAATCCTTTCTCACTATATAACTACTTAGATATAGTTATTAAGTGTTAGTATGATCCGATTGCAATACAACCACATGGCTCATCTCCATCTGGGTATGTGCATCCCATATTATCCTCATGTGAGGGTTGTGGATGTCCACATAGTTTGCATACACCTGATGCTATTATTGTTATGTCTGCCATTATTCTTTCTTTATATCATTCATATTAAAGTATTCGTATATCTGTGTCATACAATATGCCCTAACTTTGACATCCCACCTACCCTTTTTCTTATAAACATTGATAGAAAGGACTTTCATATTCTTTTTATCCCTCATAAAGTCAAAGATTGGTTCTTCCATAGCCCAAGCATTAGTTTTTATCTGTATGAATACCACATTACCCCCCTCATCAATACATATTCCGTCAAAAAGATTCCATAAATCCAATGCCCTATACCATTCGCCTGTGGTATAAACTAAATCATGTCTTCTACCATGTGCCTTTAACCAAATGTCATCGTAGCCGTTCTTCAGTAACCATAATACAGCCTTACGATTGGATGCCCTCATCCGTTCTCTCGGATTCATCCCCTATTCTTTGGTATGCCAGTGTCACATTTATACTTCCTATGTGTTTTCTCATGTTCAAATACTTCGTGATGGTCTTCCGTAGTCCAATACATTGATCCTTGACCTTTCTTCCAACCACATGTCTTACAGGTGTAATTCATAATTAAATGTGACAGGCATCAATGCAGGATAAAACGTTTAAACCTTCCCAAGCTTTGTTAATATGACTTAGATATAGCCTATACACATAGTATATAAATCTATTTACCTTATAAGTGTTATGTAATAATCTGCTCTAAATGAAATCTCCTTGTGAGGTGGGAGCTGAAATCCTTTTGTGTTAGACTTTCATAACCACAAACATCACATAAAAAATCTGATGTAGGTGTTTCTATTACTTCTTTTGGATATGGTTCTATCTTATAGTTTAGTTTATTAAGTAGATGTTTTCGTCTTCCCTTTGAACAGTTGAAATAGATATACCTATGCTTTCTTGGTCTATGAATTATCTTTACATTATCTTCACCATGCTTCTCTTTTAACTCTTTTATGTTTCCTTTGATTGCTCTAGTGTGCTTATGTTCTAATCCCTTAATCTGTGGATCTGTCCTCTTTGCAGATAGTCCACAGTATATAAAATTGGTGGCTTGATACACAACACCCCTATGATTATATTCTGGTTCAGAATAAGATACAATTATCTGTTCTTTTAGTTGTTTTATTGTATTTCCTATTAAGAATGATTCAGCATTTTTCATACTCTCATCCTCTATCCACAATCTTGACAGCTCCATTACATTATGTCTTTCTTCTTCCCCACATATTCCTGCACATAGGTTTGGTGAGGCAGGCACACTATATAATATAACACCTATCATTTTTTCACCGTCAAATAATCCAAAGGCGTATGAGGCAGGTCTTGCCCTATGAAGATAATGTTTTTCTAAAACTATCTCCCTTCCTTCTTCATTTGTTATTTTTTTTATTTTGTATTTTTCTTTTATTTTCATTTTACATCAATGGTACGGAATGTAGGTGTTGCACCCACATCTCCCATGTGGAACATGGACATCATATCATATGTTTAGACCAATTCCGTAATTATATATTGTATGATTCTTTTATAAATCTTTCTATACTGTGCCACTCATTCTTCCACATCTGCTATTCCTTTCTCTGTTAAGTCAAATTGCATATCAGCCACAGGATCTTCAGGACTATCTACCATTCTAGCGATGTGTTTTCTTCCACTCTTCTTAAAGTATATCCTGTAAGTAGGTGCGTGTCCTACTATATGTCCACCAATAGGCTTGACAGGATCACCAAACATAATGCTTGGATCACTTTGAACTTGGTTTGTAAATAACATTACTGTGTTAAAGTAGTAAGAGATGTTCTTTAGGTGTGTCATCAAATGTGCAATTTGATTTTGTCGTTCAGCGAGTGTTCCTCTCCCCAAGTATTCTTCTCTGAACTGACCTATAGCTCCATCTAATACTACCAGCTTTGGTTTATCTTTAGTCATTTTATCTGATAGACTATTCACTTTAGCCATCATCTGTTCTGTATTAGGACAATAATAATATGTTATATTATCTAAAAATTTCTTTGCATCTTCCATATCAGTAGCATATCCTCTTGCTATGATTATTTCTGCAAGTCTTCTAGGTCGAAATGTATCCTCACAATCTATCCATATGATTTTACCATCATTAGCTATTACTTCTGCTGCCAATGTAAGACAGAATTGTGTCTTACCTGATCCAAACTCACCATATACCTCATACATACTTTCAGGTCTTACACCACCACGAAGTAATTCATCTAGTTTTGTTTTTGTTGATATTATAGGTAATGCTTCTTGATAATCCATTAATTCTAATGTAGTCATGTCAGGATTTCTTATCATATTATTCTTTATCATTATATTCTGTGCAGATCTAACCCACACATTTGTTTTAACTTTAGCAACACCTGTTATTTCTGATAATTCTTTTGAACCTCTAACACATATATCTAGTAGTGAAGTTACACCAAACTCTTCTAGCTTCTTGGCTGTTATAGCACCCACTCCACCTAGTTGTGATACTGATAAATCTAACTCATCAGCTTCTATTGTTAATTCAATAATTCCTATATCTTTTTCTTCAGCTTTATTTTCAGCAGCGATTCTCTTTTTTTCTTTAGCTTTCATCATACTCTCCTATAGATGCTGTTTCTATATTAAGGTTTTGGTCATCACCCCAACAATCCCAATTATCTGCACGTTCCCTAGCGAACAATTCTATTCTTGGTATGTCACCACACAGTTCTACTATCTTCTCTCTTACTATGTCAGGTTTTTTTGAATGTTGTTCTCTTGGTGACATGACTACGCTTGAAATAAAGTTACTTGCAACTATTGGTTTTCCCTTAACTCCTATAAGGCAACACTCGCAGTTTGATTTTGTGTAATATCCTATGCCGAAGAACGGCTTTCTATTCTTTTTGTTTAGTTTAATCCACGAAAACCCTAACGTTCTATAATCAAAACCCCACGCTTTCATAACATCTAACCCTTCTTGTAGGTTTGGGAATGTAGTCCAAAGAAATAACATACAATTTTTATCTGTTATCTTATTCACAGGTAGGTTTTTAATATCTTCAAGATTCATTGTATCATAATGAACTGAAGCTCCACCACAAAGTCTTGGGTGTTTATTTCTTTTATCTCTATATGAATATGGAGGATCGGCGTA